ACTTTTTTTTAACGTTTTCATGCGTACTTAATCGTAGATAAGTGAAAATTTTATATTTTCATTTATTGAGATTCGCCCCCACGGCAGGTGGGTTTAATTTTTGGCGTTTTTTATTCTTGTTAATGTTTTTAGGTTCCTTCTTTCGTTTTCGTATCTTTTTAGTTGCCAGTTTTTACTGTCATCACCGTAACCTAGTCTTTTATTTTTTTTTCTGTAGTATTCTAATTTTTTATAGTAGTCTTCTTCTCCTTTACTTATATCTACTTTTTCTCCACATACATACCTTACTTCTTTATCCAATTTTATTAACCATAATTTTTCTTTTTCTTCTTCTGTATATATTTGGTTTCTATAGTATATTGGTAGTGGTAATTTTATTCCTTGTTTTGTTGTGTATGTTTCTTTTGTTTCTTCTTCTTTATATTTATTTCTTTCTGCGTCTGGTCTTTGAGTGTAGTTTCTTCCGATTCCAGCGCTAGTGAGTATTTTACTATTATATTCTTTATGTTTTTCATCTGTTTTATTTACATATTTTACGACATAATTTATTGTTTTTTCGTTTACGTATCCTCCGTTATTTTTATCACCTACCCATGTGAATCCGTATTTCCATATTTTGTTGATTGTTTTTGCATCTTCATTTGTCCATATTATTCCATGTAGGTGTATATTTTCTGTTCCGTTTCCTCCTAGTTCTGTTACTAGCCAATGTCTTACGCTTTTTTTGTATTTTTTACGCCATCGTTCTAAAAATCTTCTTGTTGCTAGTGTTGCTATTTCGTTGTCTAGATTGTATCCGTCTAGTCCTTTTATTTCGTTTGCTAGTTCTTTTATACTTTCATTACTGAATGTTAGTGTTACGAATTTACCTTCTTTATTGTGTCTGATTTCTTCTTGTAGTCTTACTTGCCAATTTCTTGCTTTTTGTTTTTTGCATTCTATGCATTTTTGACACCCTACGGGTACCATTAGTACACGTTCATCAGTTACGGGGGGTATGTTCCCCCCGTTTTTTTTATTACTGATGTATTTTCTGTTTTTTATCAGTTTTGGATATAAACACATATTATTTGTATTCTCTTGGTTTTCCTAGTGTTTTATTTGCCCATTCGTCAAATCCTCTTACCATTACGTCCATTGTTTTACCTATTACACTCCATACTGCAGGATATTCTCTTGCTGTTTCTGCTTTAAAGTTTTCAATGTTGTTTTTTATTTGGTTTTGATTTAAACCTTTGTTTTGTAACTCTAGTTCTTTCCATTTTTGCATAATTCTTTGTTTACTCTCTTCTGTCGCTTGTTTATTTCCTGCGATTTCTGTTTTCATTAATGCGTTTTCTAATCCTTTACCTAGTAAATCTAATCTTTTACTTTCTACTGCATTATCTGCTTCTACTTGGCTTATTTTATTTTGACTTACTTGGTTTTCATTTTTTAGTTTTAGATTATTCAAACTTTCTGTTGCTGTTTCTATGTATGTATTTAGATTTCCACTTTTTAATGCATTATCTAATTTAATACCTTCATTAGCTGTTATTTTGTTTTGAGTATCTTGGCTAATATTTTCTGTATCTACTCCACGTTTTTTATCTGCACTAGCATTTAAGTCATTTGCTTGTGCTCTATTTCTTTCGATTTCGCTTTGCATCATTCCAGCTTGTAGCATTTGTGCCATTATTTGTGGTCCTGTGTTTTGTGGTGCGTTTCCGCTTGCTGCGGTACCACCTCCACCACTTCCCATACTTTGGCCACCGCCTCCACCCATTCCGTACATTAGCCCTACATTTAGCCCTGCGTTTTCCATGTGTTTAACTTGGTTTCCGTAGTTTGTGTAATCCCAATTTTGTTGTTGGATTGTTTGATTTTGCAAGTTTAATGCTTGTTGATTTTGAAACTGTTGTTGCATTAGTTGCTGTTGTTGTGCCATTTGTTGTTGATTCCCTTGTTGGTTTAATCCAATTCCTAATAATGATGTTCCTGCACCTATCCAATCTTTTGTATCCATAATTTTCGCGCTTTTTTAAAAGCGATACTGTATACTTGATATATAAGAACACATGCGTACCGCCTTGGTTAAATTTTTTTATTTATCTGTTCCAGTTCCTTGTGTTGACTCGGCTACGCCGTCTTCTCTTACAATGCTCATTTGTGGTTTTGCTTCGCTTTTTGCAATATTACTTTTGACCATTTTATCTATGGCATCTACTGCCACTTCAAATCTATCTGTTCTAATATTATAGCCAGCTTTTACACCTTCACTTTTTTCTGTAAAAATTAGTGGTGATCCGTCTTTTATAGGTTCTTTATTACTTGTGATTTGTTCAATTTTTTGTTCTAATGTTTGTCCTTGAATGCTTGCATTAACATTAAATCCTGTATTTGTGTATTGACTTCTTTTGTACATTTTTTTATATTTTTAAGTTTATATTAGGGGGATTTCTCCCCCTTTTTTTTTATAAATTAGGCATTAATTTAGCAGACATTTTACGTCTTGCTTCCATATTAACTGCAATTTGTGTCCAGAAATTTTGGGCATCAAGTCTTGTATCTGCAAAGATATTATTGAATTTTGACGGATCTATATATGTTGTTAAATCTTTTATTTTTCCTGTTGCATCTTTCTCATATCTTCTGTTTAATGTCATAAACATTTGTCCACCTTGATTTCCGTTTGTTCCTCCTTGTTCTGCAAAGTTACCTCTAGTTTGGTTTACATTTGTCATGTAGTTAATCCATGCTGGTTGTTTACCTGCACTGCTATAGATTATATCGTTATTTTCATCGATTTGTGTATCAAACCAAGCCATTTGGTCTGTGATTAAATCTTGGAATCCAATTTCATCTAATTGAGGTTTATGTAAGTCATCTAAAGTTTTTAAGTTAGTATCCCATTTATTTCCTTGTGAATAATCAATTCTCGGTGTTAGTGATACAATTCCAATGATATAGCTTGGCTCATCTACTTTAATTCTTATAGTACCTCCTTTTTTCTTATTTGTAAGTACACCTCTTCCTGCTAATGTTCCTAATGGTTGCGCTGTTTCTTGTACTTCAGCTTGTGCATTACTCACTACTTCTTGGAATCCTAGCTCTTTAATTAAACCTCCCATATACATTGGGTTTTCTTGGCTTCTTGTTCTTTCGTGTGTATATACTGCGTTTAACCAGTCATCATAACTTCCACCGCTTACAGCAATTCTGTTAAGCATTTCGTAGATTTTATTGTTAATTTGTAGTTGGTTAATTGTAAATTCTCCACTTGTTGTATCTACTGCTGTAATATCATTAATACCGTTTGTTCCGTCAATCCATTCTGTACTTATCCAGTTGTTGAATAAGTCACTTTGATATGTTTTTAATCCTAATCCTTCTTGGCTTGATAGTTTACTATACCCTAAATCTCCTTCTCCTAATGGTGGTCCATATGGTGCATCACTATCTACATCAATTGTAAATGCTCCTGCATTTCCTGTATCTTGTAGAATAGCAATTCTCATATCATCAATATTTGATAGTGGGAATGTTACTACTTTAGGAACTTGTGTAAAATCAACAGTTGCCCCATCATAATATAGTTGATCTACATCTGTTGCTCCTGAATTTGCCCAGAATGTTGTTGGTAATGTACAAATTAAAGTTTTATTTATTTCATTCCATATAATACTGCTATATAATTGTGTTAATAGTACAGTTACACCATCTGGGTAAAAGTTGTTAATTATTTTTAATGATATAGTATTTATTGCTGGTTTATATACTTCATTAAATAATAATCGCATACTACTTCCATAAGGGTCTGTTAATGCACCACTACCTATTTCTACTTCATTTCCATTTGCATCTTTAATAAATCCATTATCATAACTATTTATGTTTTCTGCTTGGTCATTATGAATATATGCTCCAATTTCTTCTTGTTTGTTAGCATAGTAATTTTTATATACATCCCAATATGCTAGATAAGGTATTGCATTAAATTCTCTTTCTACTGTTTGTCCTGTTTCAACTCCTCTTCCTAAACCTCTAATATTTAAGTAGCTTAATAAACTACTTGGGTTGATTTGGTCATTATCTTCTAAAGCGTCTCCGTCTGCTTGTATTAATAATTGAGGAAGTTTTATCTCTGACATGTTTAGTCCAATATTTAGTAAGTTCATGTGTAACTTACCATTGTATAACCTAATTGGACAGCTAAATACATCTAGTTGTACTTTATAGCTTCCGAATAATGGTCCTACTGTTGGAGTTGTTTTAATATCTGCTTCTAAATCTATTTCGAAGCTATCTCCAGGCAGTCCTACTTCTGATAAGAATGGTACTAGTGTTCCTGATGCCATTGTACTTCTCCATAGGTAGCTTAAGTCATGTGTACTTCTGCTATAATTTTTTAAGTCTATTTTTTGCTGTTTTCCGGAGCCTAGTCTGTCTCCGCCTAATGTTACGCTACTCATTTGTTTCTGTTTTTAAGTTTTTAATTTGTTCAATTTTTGAGCTTATTGCCCATATTACTTGTACTATTCTATCCCAAGTAATTTTTTTTGTTTCTTCTATACATATTTCTTTTGTTAAGAACGTTTCTGTAATTCGGTGGCTTCCGATTATACTGAAATACTCTTTGCCTTCTTGTACTACTGTAAACGGTGTACCTTCAATTTGTTCGAATGTTAATTCACTTGAAGAGTCTTGTTTGTCCAGTAGGTCTACATTCGTTAATGTATTTAATTGTTCCGTAGTTTTCATGTATTTCTATTTTTCTTGTTGAATTTATTTTATAATATTCTTTTTCAAATTTTGTTTTTGTGATTAATTCACCCGTTTCGATATCGATGTACTCTGTCATCGTATACCATTTTTTTATAGTTCCTTTTACTTCATATTTGTTCATATTTATTTGTTTATATTATTTTTTTTTGTAAATGTATGTATTTTTTCTTATACATTTTGTTTTTAACTTTTTTTTAACGTTTTCATGCGTACTTAATCGTAGATAAGTGAAAATTTTATATTTTCATTTATTGAGATTCGCCCCCACGGCAGGTGGGTTTAATTTTTGGCGTTTTTTATTCTTGTT